GTTATTTCGAAGCTCAGAAATACGTCGACGTTTGTGTCAGTAACGGTTATAACGTTATGACCATCGGCGATTCTGTCAATCAAAAATTGGACAAAGGCGGTATTTATAACATACACAACTGCCTATTAATCGATAGCGTACGAGATTCCTATCGAGTAGTCAATTCACTAGCAGCGCGACCATCAGCGCCACATAGAACAGCTCATTTACATAAAGCAATCAACAATGTTAACACCTTTGGGGCTTGCAACAATGGCACTTTGGCTTGTAATCATCAGGCTAATATTGCTATTGCAGTGCACTCGTTGTATGATTTTTCACTCGACGATATTTACCGTGTTTTTCAAACTCACGGTATTATGCAGCTAATCGCGTTTTTGTACATTCCTTTTCAGTTGTACGACGCTAGACTAGCGCCTGTTGATGCTAAAGTTTTCAACATTCAATATGTGAATGATAATAAGGATCTCGTTTTCGGCATGAAGGACTCATCCATCCCTTATGTCCATTCCCGCAAAAAGTGGACTGACTTAGCCCATGTCACTGTGATCGGTCACGATCACTCACCAATGCACATAGTTCGTGAGACTGTGCGCACAGCTGGGCAATTACAAACTGTCATTTTCACGCGGACTTTTCATTTTGATGCTAAGATAGCCATGACTGTTCCCATTGCAAAATGGTGTAACAACAATTACTTAGTCCCCGACATAGTTGAATTTATCAAGAAAGGCCCTTTGGGCTGTCTCTTTTTCAGAACACAAAGCGATTTAAAGCACTTTTTAGTGCCATCACATGTCGTTGACGGGCTTTTGGCTTATTCACAACGTGCCGCCGATGAATCTTATCAATTCAAGGAAGTGGCCACCTTAGCACAAGGTTATAAAAGGATGCTTAAAATTGGAGATAAAGTGTTTTTCGAGAATTGGGAAGTCGATCCTGATTCATACTTTCGAGTCGTGATCTCATTGTTCATCATTGGTGCCGTTTATCGCACTGAGAGGACACAAAATATATCACTAGCTTTCAAAGAGATCAAGGCGGTGACGACTAGAGGGTTTATCTCAAAACACATACACCATTTCGGTAGACGTTTCGCGAATTTTATCAGCGAACTTGGTGATCTCGATTCTGGTAAACTTGACAATACGTTGTCAACTGAAAACCAAAGAGCCGGTACAGCTTTCACAGCCCCACGCAATTTAGGGTTGATTGATAAAGATACACAGACTTTAATTACCGAGTTAAAAGTCGTTGTTCCAAAAGACTACACTGCGTATCTGATACATAGATGTAGTGATGATGTTCCAGCAGTTGGTGCTATGCCAGCTTTTATGCCCGTACCACCACCCGGTACTGCGCCCCCACCACCACCACCAGGTTTTGGCGGCGTTGCCGGTGTTGCGACAGGTCCACCTGTCTACGTAGGCGTTGGCGGCGGTATTATGACCGCTCCACCTAAGACATCATCACCAGTAGTTGGACTAAGTTCCTCTACAATGCGTGCATTACCTGATATTGATATCAGTGATATTGAGCCTAGCCGTACTCACGTTTACGGTAAAGGTCTGGGTATTCATATACCTAGACATCGCAGTTCATCAGCACGTTTTACACATCTTACTGCCAGCGCTAGGAATTCCATTTCTCGCAGCAGTTCACGCAGTAGTTCTACTGATTCAAAAACTTCCAACTCATTAATTCATGAGCCTGGCTATCTCGCTCAAAATAGAGCTGGAAGTTTTATTCCAT